GTGTACAGAGTCAGCTACACCTTCAGGTAAAGTAGTAGGATCTACATTAATAGGAAACTTATTGTTACCAAATAGTACATCTACTATCTGCCCGTAAGCGGCTAGAGTTTTAGTCTTAGTTACTTTTACGAATACACGAGATCTCTCAGCTTCAGTGAACTGTACATCAGGACTATATAAGCCTCGGTAGTTCCTGTATGACTTCATCCATCTGTCTTCGTCTACACGTCTTGCATCTTCAGCTTTAGTGAAACGCTCGTTTATAAAACCTATAATATTACCTACAGAAGGATCAGATTCTAGCTCTTTCTCCTTTACATCTTCAATGTATGAAGAATCCGCAGATTCAATATTCTCTTCGTAGTCGTCTTCAAAATCACTAGGGTTCATACTTAATATCCAAATGTAGGATCAGACGATTGAAAGCCTGATCTTGATGTTGCAGGGTCATAGTCAAATAAAGAACTACGAGGTCTGGTCATTATACCATATCTTAAAGCGTCATACAGGTGATCTTCAGCGTGTGTATCAACGTCTTCGGGGTTTCGTTTATCTAGTGGTATGCTAGGTAGCTGAGCTACAAGGTTAGTACAATTATTAAATATCACTAGTCTAGGTTGTTCAGTAAACTCATCTATCTGTAAGCGTCTGTGTATTTCGTTCTTACCGGCTATACGTGAGCCTTTAGATCTGTCTGAAGGCCGCCACCTACAACCTTTCATTATCATTTGCTCTGCAAGGCTAGGCCCTGTATCGCCTCGTTTGTGCCACAAGGATGAGTCTAATACTCCATACCTTATAGTACCATCATCTGACTCAGCATCTAATATCATATCAGCTAAGTCTGTAGCTGTAACCTTAGAGCAATACATCTCTCTATAAACAACTAACTGTTCGTCTGGTGCTACAGCAAACCATACAACACCAGTATAACTACCGTAACCATAATCGCAAGCCCTAAACTTAGCCCAACTATTAGGTATATCGTAAGGGGCTACTACATGTACCTTTCGGTTAAACTCAGGGAAAGCCGCACCTTCATTAATATCCCAGTCACCCTCCAGTAACTGCTTACGCTGATGTTCAGGTAAAGATAGAAGCATGGCTTCGTAGTCTCCACTATCAGCTAAGTAAGGATTGTCAAACAAACTAGCAGGAATAAACTTACGTTTGAATAACGGCTCACCTTCTTTGCTATGCCCTTTAGGATAAGAAAGAGTTTCACCTGTTTCTATATCTGTAGCCCAGAAAGGTTTGTTAGGTGTAGCAGGATCAATGAACATCTTCTTGACCCAAGCATGTCCCGGCCCTCCGGGGTTTGTGGTAGCCCTCATGTACAAACCTAATTCAGGTGATGCACTACGTAAACGTGAACGCATATAATTCCACGCATAGGGACTGTTCCATTGAGTCAACTCATCGAAGGCTACATAGTTAAACGCCTGTCCTTGGTAACGCATAACGTCCGTGTCTTTATCCAAGTAAGACATCCATAGTCTACCACCTTGAGGTGTAGTCCATTGAGACTTTCTCTCTGACCACTTAATACCCGGAATAGCTTTAGGGTACAACTCTTGGCTTTTCTGTATAAGCTCACGTAACTCTTCTGTTGTGTGACGTACAAGTAGACCACTAAAGTCTTTATGGTTTAGGTTACGAAGAGGATCTGCTAGTGTGGCATAGCTCTTCCCTCCTCCTGCTGCCCCTCCATATAGTACCTCTCTTTCACTAGCCGCTAGATATTGTGTCTGTGGGCCGGGATTGGGTTGAAATACTACATCTTGGGCATACTCTACATCGAATGGGGCTGGTGCTACTTGTGCTGGTACAGTGTGTACAGGCTCTTGCTCAACTATCTTCGTCGTAGGTGTAGTAACCGAGTCTTTCTTTTTCGAGGGCTTCGTACTGCGCTTTCGTTTCTTCGAGCCAGAGGGCAAGCTTGCGTTTAATTTTAGCAAGTGACTTACGTTTTCTTTCGACATCTATACGCTTCTTAAGTCCATCATGAGTTATTTTTCTACCCGACTGTGTGGTTAACCAAGCAGATACTTCTCGGTAACTGTATTGCTTTAAGTGTTTCTTTGCAAGTTCTAATAACTCTAACTCTGTAGCAATAGGTTCTAACCATCTATCATCCTCTGGATCTATACGGTAGCCAAAGGGTACAGTTCGTTTAGATAGTCGTGGGATTCGTTCCCATCTTTTAATGTGAGAGGGCTTTGGTAGCATCCAATAGCCCAATTCAGTTTTCTGAAAGTCAGTCTTATGTTTCATCGCCTTGTGAGGAATCCTTTGGTGGTAATATAAATAGACCTCCGCTAGACTCTACTGCAACTTTCTCAGTCTTCACTAAGCCAGAACGATCAAGAACTTGACCTGCAGCTATCATCCTTTCCTTAACGCCTAACTGTGTAGGGTCATCTAAAGCTGAGCCATAAGCTATAGCCGCCTTAGGCCCTAGCCTAGACATATACTCTTTAGTAGCATCAAAGATTTCATCCTTTAGTGCTGACGTAATAGATCTAGTAGGCGTTGTATCACTATAACCTGCTAATCGCTTAGCCATAGCCGCATCTCCGGAAGCCTCTTCAAACAAGACTTCCAGAAACTTTTGTTGGTTCTCTGTAAGATTACGAGCCATTCATTCTCCGTCTGATATCATATCTTGCGATACCTATATCTTTTAATTCTCTATCTGTTAGATGTGTAAGTAACCACAAATCAGCCCTAGCTTGTTGTGATTTTTGTATTGAGTCGTGTAAGGCTTTAAGCCATTTAGAAAATGTTTTAAACATATTAGTTCCCCAGTGTGATACTACAAGACATTTGTAGCTTACCGGAAACTAGTTATACATATATAGTTATATCATACTACATACAATAATGCAACCCCGTTATGCCCTATCGGTTAGGACTGTAAAATTCTCTACAAGACACTAAGACTTCCATAGTGTTAGCTGTTTCACCATAGGCAACAATCTTATCTCCTGCATGAAGATGTAATACACCAGCACCAAATATATTCTCTGCTGAGTTACCTGCTATAGCATGGTTCTTCAATACATAGTGATATGCATTACTATCCTTATGATAAAACTGAAGATATACTTTTTTAGATGCGTTACTATTATTAGCTATATGAAGTAAGTCTACTGTCGCATCATGTAATGCAGGGCATGTATACACAAGAGTAGCGTTAGCACCTGTAGTAGTAGATGCTATCGTTACTGCTTCTGTAGCTGTGGAGTAAGCTGTCTCAACCATTAGTTATTTCTTTTTAACTGTAGTTTTTTTCTTAAGCATACCACCTTTACTATAACCTTTTTTATTTATAGGTTTTGATTTACCTAATTCTTTTTTTAATAAATTACCAATGTCTTTTTTTACTTTAGCCGTAGCTTTCATTTCTGGGTACATTAATTTTATTAATTTTGATATATCATCTTGACCTTTAGCCATTATTTATTTCCTTGTTTAATTGTTTTTGTTGTCCAAGCTTCATTCTCAGGGGTTGTAGGGTCATCCTTTACGAAATGCCCCGACTTAGTTCGAGCACGTACTTTTTTAGTTACGACAGAAGATAATATCTCTTGTACCTTAGAGTCAGTACACCAGTAAGAACCATAAGGATCTGAAGCAGCGAGTACATCACCCATTTTAGTAGTGACGTTTTCAGAAGTTACTATATAACCACACTCCTCTAACGGCTCTTTATAATCCTCAAAGTTCATTGTTTGTTTACCCTTTATAAGATGCACCGCATTTAGCCATGCCACCTTTGTTATAACCCATTTTCTTAGCCACTTTAGGTGCGGCTTTCTTTAAGGCCTTCATACCTTTAGTCATACCGCCGTGCTTATAGCCTGACTTCTTCTTCATGTCTGAATCCTTCATCATTGTGCCATCAGGCATTTTATGATAACCTTTTTTCATTGTGAGTCCACCCTCTGATGCTCTAAACTTTGCAGTCTTCTCTGCAATTTTCTTTGGTTGTTTTACGAATTGTTTTCCTGCCGCTGTGCCTTTACGCTTAGCCGCAGTAGTAGCCGCATACTCTGATGCAGTTAAAGCTTCTCTTGCTTTTTTAGGGAGATAACGTTCTCCGGTCTTACCGCTAGGCTTGCCACTCTTCGTTCCCCACTTCTCTTTAGTCCACTTCTTGAGTGATTTCTGTGGGGCTTTCATTTGTAGCCTCCTCCTTTAGCTTTATATTGCTTAGCTAACATCTGAGCTTTACGTGCAGACCATTGACCTGCTTTACCGCCTTTAGTTCCTGCTTTGATTTTGTTAAACAAGTTCTTACGCATCGTAGGCTTAGTGTAGTTACCTGCTTGGTTTACTTTTGATTTAGGTTTAGTCATTACCACTTAGCCTTATCTGCCCAGTAAGCCGCTGACATTTTGCCTCTCTTTATATTCTTGGCATGTCTAGCTTTAAAAGATGCTCTCTTCTTTTTCATCTTGTCTGACTCACCTGCTTTAGGTTTACCTGCAGTTTTAGCTCCTTGCTCACCAAACCTAATTAGTTTTATCTTAGTGCCTTCTTTAGCTAATACTGCGTGAGACTTCTTAGGGTGTCCCGGAGTACGTTTAGGTTTATTATAACCTGAAAACTTTTCGCCTCTGTAATCTACCATTATATCATCTTTAATGCTTGCTCTAGTGTTTCTTTGTTTCGTCTAGTCCAACCACGACCAAATGTCTTGAACGTATCTAAGCCTTCATAGAAGCCTTGCCTTACGTGATATACGTAATCAATAATAAACTTAGGGTCTTTCTCTAATATAAGACCTAATGTCTGTGGCCCTATAGCTCCATCCGCTGTAGCTCCTACTGCACGTTGTATAGCTTTAGCTGGTCTACCTGAACCTGAGTTAACCGCCCA